GTATCATTTCACAACTGAACAAGTCGGAGATGATGATTGGCGACTGGCACGACCGTGTTGTACTAAAAGAAACGGCAGAGCGTTTTATCGTAGACGCCAAGTCCATTTCCCCGTCAGAGCAAAAAGCCCTGATCAATCTGCAACAAATGCTACGTAGCAAAATGCAGCATTCGTACGAGACTGAAGAAGAGGATATCATATTCGAGCTTACTGAGCTTGAACAGATTTGGTTTGACTGCGCAATGTACTACGGTATTGTATTTTATACCATTTGTGACAATATGGAGACTGACTACTTGTTAGAGATTGCTAAGATTGTAAAAGGTGATGATCGTGTAGGTAGCATTGTAGACTATGCCAAAGATATGGATTAACCTTAGTGTATAAACCTGATCTTATACAAAATATTGTGGAGGCGATTAGAAAAGAAGACTCTATAGATGGCTTAGGGCTTGGAATAGCTGCGCTATTTATAGTAATTTTTCTTATATCTTTTCTCGGCTGCTAACACATAAGGGCAGCTAGCATAATGGTTAGTGCCGAGTCCTCATAAGGCTTACGGTGCGAGTTCGAATCTCGCGCTGCCCACCAATAATTTGATAACTCACCTTAGTTCAGTTGGACAGAACCACCGTCTTCTACACGGTATGTCGCAGGTTCGAATCCTGCAGGTGAGACCAAACAAAGAACCAAATTGATAGATATGACGAAGTACTGCCGTATTTAAAGGCGGAAATGTAATTAAGGCTAATAATGAATAAACAGGAATATCTATTCAACCTGATCGGAGAAGAGTGTTCTGAAATAGCGCAAGCTGCTAACAAATGTGTCCGATTCACACCACATCACGCGCACTATGAGCAATCGAATCTTGAACGCTTGCAAGTCGAGCTTACAGACTTGATGACGGTTCTTCAAATGCTGAGTGAAGAGTTGAAAGTAGAGTTTGTATTAGCACCTTGTGAAGCTAAACGTTTCAGAATAGAAAAGTATATGAAGATCTCTAGAGCGATGGGTACACTAAACGATCGATACTAGGAGCCAGATATGAGATTAAAAGACATTGATATTCAGAGCTGTTACTCTGAGAAAGTGAAAGCGTCCATGTTACTTCATGGAATTTCTAAAGATCTGCTAGACTCTTATCGCTTTCTTTATCTGTACACCGAGGCTGTCACATTCATTGTAGGACTACATCCTGCTGGTAGATTCGTAATATATGAGGACATGATAGTTGCCTTTACAGAGTCTGGCTTGCGTGTGTTCATGGACCCAAACATTGCGGCAGATCAGCAATCTTGGAGTGATCGCCCAGGTAAAGACAATCTAGAGTATAATGCTAACTTAGGGTACTATACAAGCCCGGCTGAATTCATTGAAATGTTTATATCTGCAAGTTTATATGAGAAGGGTACACCGCCCTATGTTTCTAAGGAGTGTTTGTGAAAAAAGGAATGACGGATCGAAATCCACATACTGGCGAGAAACTCCAGAGTAAAGCTAACTCTGATAAATACAGAGAGAATCATGATAAGATTTTTAATAACATAAAATGTGTTCAGTGTGGAGCGAAGCGAAATAGCTGGGAAGCTTGCGATGCGCCTAATTGCGTAAACCAAAAATGACCACGCTGATCATAGATGGTGATGTTATTGCATATAACGCTTGTGAGAATAGATTCAAGCGTAATAGTTTCTCTAAAGAAGACATCGTAATAGATTCTAATATTCTAGCAGATGCGTTAGAAGGCTACGACAATCTTCTGTATTACAAGGATGAGGCTGATTTCACAGATGAGGAGAATGAAAAATATCTGAATGAAATCTTCGCAAGATTTAAAAGTATCATAACAGATTTGACTGAAATCTGTTTTGCAGATAAAGTGTTAATAGCTGTAGCGGGTGTTGGTAACTATCGAAAAGATATCTTTCCAGAGTACAAGGCTAACAGACATGCAAATCCTAGCAAGCATAATCCCTTCGTACCTATTATCAGAAGGATGGCTACAGAATCAGGAATGGCTGTTGAAGCGCATGGCATGGAGGCTGATGACTTAGTTAGAATTTGGGCAGAAGAGTGCAGGGAGTGTGGCGAACACTTTGTAATAGCGTCTATAGATAAGGATCTGAAAATGATATCAGGTCTACATTATCTAGTTCATCATCAAAAGTTCTTTGACGCCACACCTGAATATGCGCTTAGATTTTATTATGAGCAGCTTTTGCAAGGAGATATGACGGATAATATCCAGGGTGTTCCTGGGATTGGTCCCGTCAAAGCTAAAACGCTTCTTGCTGATTGTAATTCCGAAGAGGAATTTCAAGCGACTGTAATGCAGGTATATTACAGTACTGTACATCAGTGGCGGCATGCTCTGCAATTGACAGGTCAGCTAATCTACCTTAAAAAACATAAAGACGATTGGTTTGATATGAGCAAGTGGCCAGTAATTACTTTAGAAGACATTGTTAGTAAACCTAAGAAGAGTAAAAAGATTATGGAACCGTGGACATTAGAAACTGCACTAGCGGCAATAGATCCTTCTAATGTTACTACCAGAGAGCGCTGGGAAGGTGCTCTTATGTTTCTGTTAGACTTAGCAGACGTACTGCCGCCAGAGGTATCAGCGGCAGTGGATGTAATTGCTGAACGAGATAAGGTGCCCAATCCTGAAAAGATTGCATACGAAGTTATTTGTAACTTTGTAAAGGATTTCGCTAAGACAGCAGTTGTTGCTAAAAAGCCTGTGTTGGCTACTGTGGCTATTCCGCAGCTACCTGTCCCTCAGACTCTTGCAGCACCGCTTGTGACAGTTACACCACCTATGGTCAAGTCTCCTGTAGTTACACCACCTGTAACTACTCAGGCATTGCCACCTGCAACAAAAGCAACAGTCACAGCACTACCTGTAAAATTACCAGCTTTCAATCCAGCATGGCTAAATAAAGGAAAATAATGGATAACGTTACTGTAGGTAATTTTGGAAATAAAATAAAGAGCAGTCCTAAAAATGCTTTCAGGGCTGAGCTCGAAAAGCTACTAAACTATTATAGCATGGAGAATTGTAGTCATACGCCTGATTTTATTCTGGCCAATTTTTTGATTGCGAGTTTAGACAATTTTGATCTGTCAATCAAGCGTCGTGAGGAATGGTATGGAAGATCCTCAAAATGAGACCGAAATTCCTACAAAGAATAATAAGCTATTCTCGCTCCCTGCTGAATTCAATCCTCTGGTTCGCATTACTGTTCCTAGGAATGCTGCTGCTGCAAAAATTAATAAGGTAAGAACATCGCTTGAGGGTAAGATAGGATCTATAGTTGACGCTCGAAACTATAGAAATAACGGACATTGGAGCTGGGATGATGAGCCTCTCGGAAAACGACCATATACTGGCTTTATCTATGTAATTAAAGATATTGTAAACTCCAAATTGTATCTTGGAAAGAAGCAGTATGAAGGCGCTGGGAAACTAAATAAAGGACAGACCAGCAATTGGTCTTGGTATATTAGCTCTAGCAAAGAACTTTCAGAAAGCATCAAGGTCAATGGAAAAGAGAAGTTTGAGTTTATTGCTATTGAACAATACAAGTCAAAAGGTGCTTTAAGTTATGCTGAGGTCTGGTCTCTCTTACATGCACAAACACCTGTTTATAGGGATAAGTGGTATAATATGTTGATCAACAAAGTCAGCTGGAAAGTAACCGAACCGCCTACAAAAAGGCATATACAACGACTACATTCTGTAATGGATACAGTCGGCGCTATTTACTAGGAGTGTTATGAAAGAGTTAGGCAAAACCTACAGAGCAGTAAAAGAGTCTAATGTGTTCAGTCCGGAAGAGACTGATTGTCTTTTCACATATATCAGAGAATCTTTCATGATAGCTGATAATGCTGAATTTGAGCGACTGCTGGATTCGAGCACAGATGATGGCGAGTATGCAAGCGGTAACTTTTATATGCTTGAAGACTTAGATGATATTCATGAAATGCTGCTGAATACGGGCTGTGATAACATTACAGAAGAGCTAGACTATTATCTAGGCTTTGATGTAGCTTTCTATCTGAATAAGACAGAGACGACGGCCTTGCTATCAATGTGCACCAACGACCAGGGCGGAGACCTTTACATAGTACCGTCAGAGCTATTTGAGCAGTACCCTTCTATTCATACACATATCTTTAAAGCAAACCAATGTTGAAAATCATAGTATTTTTAATCAAGTTTACAGCAGCGGTACTACTGATTTCAGGAGCATTCGTAGCTACTCAAAGCAAGATAGGAGCAGCTGAGATACTGTTGATCTGTGTAGCTATGTCTGTAATTGCAGATATCATGAGAGGCATTGGAGAATCTTTTGGGCAAAATAGTAAAGAGGAACCAGTCCTGCCTGGACCAGATAAACTGCAAAAGTAGTGATGCGCGTCAAATCTATGAGGACGGCGGGAGCAAGTGCTTTTCTTGTGGCAAGTCGTTCTTTCCAGAGAAAGGTCATAAACATGAAGAGTTCGAAGAGCTTGAAATGAGTACCGTTACTATTGAAAGTATTAAGGATTTCGCGATACGTGGCTTTAAGGACAGGCAGATACGCAAAGAAACAGCAGAGTTCTATGGTGTTCGTGTAGGCTATAACTCGTCTGGAGAGATTGCGGAGCATTATTATCCGTACAGCTCAGGCGGATATAAGTGTAGAAAACTGCCTAAAAGTTTTTCATGGATTGGCCCAAAACCAATGGGCTTGTTTGGGCAGCAGCTGTTTCAATCTGGCGGGAAGCGTCTAGTAATCACTGAAGGCGAGCTAGACGCCATGAGTGTCGGACAAGCTATGTTCGACAAGTATAATAAATGGTATCCTGCTATATCATTACCGTCCTCTGCAGGTGTCGATGAATTACTACCACACAGAGATTGGATTAGATCTTTTCAAGAAGTCATCTTGTGTCTAGACGCTGATAAGGCTGGTGAAGAAGCTACACAAAAAGCTATTAAGATAATTGGGATCGATAAGGTAAAAATCTGGAAACCACCTTGCAAAGATGCTAGTGACGTGTTAACAACACATGGCAAGGACACGTTGAATCAGTGTATCTGGGATGCCGCTGAGTTCATACCTAGCGGTATTATTACAAAAGAGGCACTTTGGAGCGCTTTGGAAAAATATAATGACGTAATATCTGTACCATATCCACCTTGCTTAGAGGGTTTGAATACTAAGCTAAAGGGCATGCGTATGAATGAGATTGCTCTTTTCATATCAGGCAGTGGAGCAGGAAAGAGTTCGTTGTTTAGAGAGATAATGCTGCATGTTCTAGAGACAACAGACGCTAGTATTGGCATTATAAGTCTTGAAGAAAGCCCTCAAGAAACAGCAAGAAAACTGTCTGGAATGGCGCTTAACAAAAATCCGTCAAAAGATGAGATTCCTCTTGAGGAATTGAAAATAGGCTTCGATAAAGTTTTTGGAGGTGACAGAGCGACCTTGTTGGATCATCAGGGAAATATTGACGAAGAAGGCATGCTAAGCAAGCTGGAATATATGGCACTCTCTGGATGCTCCTATATTTTTGTTGACCATATTACTTTGTTCACTGCAGAGGCTGCAGACTCTAAAACTAGTGGAAATGAAGCTACAGATAGAATCATGGCGGCATTGCTAAGATTTGTAAAAAAATATAATGTATGGCTAGGACTTATCAGTCATTTGAGAAAAAGTGGTCTGGGTGGAAAGAGTTTTGAGCAAGGCAGAATGCCTAATTTAGATGATGCTAAAGGCTCAGGCTCATTGAAGCAGATATGCTTCGACATTGTTGCATTCAGCAGAGACATGTCAGCTGAGAGTGAAGAAGTTAGAAATACAATACAGATGGCTGTATTGAAGTCAAGATATTCAGGACTAACCGGTCCTGTTAATGGTGCTTGTTATGATTATGAAACAGGTCGTCTACACGCAGCAGATTCGTTTAAAGAACTTTAATAGGAAATGAAATTGGAAGCTAAAATTGAAACGCCTTGGAGTAGTGTAGGGTATCTCGTTTTCAAGCGCACATACGCACGTCGTCTAGGTAGTAATCTAGATGAAACTGAAGAATTTCCAGATACTGTAGAACGTGTATTAACCGCATGCAAAACACAATTTGACTGTAATTTTTCTGAAAATGAGACAAATAGACTACGAAATTATATGTTACAGCTTAAAGGTATTGTAGCAGGTCGCTATTTGTGGCAAGCAGGCACACCAACAGTTGATCGTTTAGGTTTGTTTTCTTTGCAAAACTGTGCGTATGTTACAGTTAATGCCCCTATTGTACCTTTTACTTGGGCAATGGATGCACTTGCACTAGGATCTGGGGTCGGCTTTAATATTGAAAGAGAAAATGTTAATAAGATACCAGCTGTAAAAAGCTGGTTTAAACCTCCTATACGCGTAAATGACGCTGGTGCTGATTACGTAGTTAGCGACAGCCGTGAAGGGTGGGTAAAGCTTCTTTCAAAAACACTAAAAGCCGCATTTCTTAGTGAGCGGCCAGCTAAAGGAACATTTACGTATTCTACGCAAGTGATCCGTAGCAAAGGAACTCCGATCAAAGGATTTGGCGGCGTTGCTTCAGGTCCAGAAGAGCTTGTAATTGGTATCACAAAAATCAGTCAAGTGTTATTGAAGCGCTCAGGAAAGAAATTGCGACCTATCGATTGTCTCGATATCATGAACATCATAGGTGAATTAATTGTGAGCGGAAACGTAAGACGTTCGGCAATGATTGCTATTGGCTCACCGGATGATGTAGAGTTTCTTCTTGCAAAGAATTGGTCATTTGGCAACATTCCTAGCCATCGCGCAATGAGTAATAATAGCGTTGCTTGCGATAACATTGATGACCTTCATGAGTTTTTCTGGAAAGGCTACGAAGGTAGTGG